ACTTTGCCACTCATCTGCATGATATCTCGTAATCTGACTTTGTCGCGCTTGATGCTTGCACCAAGAGCAATACAAAGAAAGGCGAGAGATTGCACAGGGAAAGTGGTAGCTGTGCCCTGCGAGGCGAATTTCCTGAGTCTCAGGAAACTCCCGTCGGAATGACGGATATACCTCGTACGTGCGGCGTGCAGAGCGTTTAGAAGGAAATGGTTATTCCTAAATAAACGTTCCACGGTCCAACACGAAAGCCGGTCACTTGCATCGGATAAATCTACCGTTGCAAGCTTACGGTCCTTGGACGCTTGAACAACATGTGAAGCAGAAAGGTCTTGCCTGCTAAAGTCGACAAATTTACCTATCCAGGTAGATTTAATCTTCCCACGCAAGAAAGTCCACAAAGCTTGCTGGCACCATTGGTGTTCAGCAGGTTCTGCAGCTATGATACGCGGTGCCTTAGAAGTCTTCGGCACACAGATCATACGACTAGCCAACTCATGATTTAATGGCTGGCGTAGCCCCATACGCAAGTCTATGGTAGTAACTCCACAGAATGCATACGGGAACACGTGTTCAAGCTTATGCGGCCAGGTTGGAAAGCGGGATCTCTCCCACTTTTTAGTCCCAGTCGCAACAGCTCCAGGTCCGTGCTTAAAGCCAATACCTTCGCTCGAATGGAGAGAGGAGAATTCCTCACTCATAACATCGAGGTGACCGAAGGATTGCGACAAGATATCAGCTACTTGCTGAATCCTGTCAAGGACCTTCTTGATTTTAGGGCGAGAGAGCTCTACTTCTTCATCGTAGTAGAGATCATCGCAATCAAGCCCTTTAGTACAATCAGACAAGCTGATATGAACTGAGGGCTCGTCAAGGAGGATCTCGTCTCCTTCCCATTTGAGGGAGGGGAGTCGAAGTCCCGATTCGATTTCATGGTAGGCCTCCAAAGCCGTCTTACGACGGTCAGGTGAGCACTCCACGTCTAACCTCTTACCTAAGGCGAATAAACTCCTCAGGAAGAAGATAGCACTCGGATCGGGCTCCTGCTTTAAGCAAGAGTCAGCGTCAAATACGCGCAACCACAGTCCCGAGAATAATCTCGGCACTNGGCACTTGCGTGATACTCTCCTCGCGAGAGCACCACCAAG